GCGGTTGTTATATAGTATCTCCTTTGAACCGTCTTTTTCCTGCCACTCTCCACGAGTGCGGTAAGCTATGTTGAGCTTTTCCTCGCCTGTGTCAATGTTCTGCAAACACTCAAAGGGTATGATCGGGTGGTGGCAGATAACGTGATAGTTGCCGCTTTCGTCAATAAGATACACACCGCCGTCATCAACGTTATACTTGCCTGCGTCAAGCTGCATATACGGACCTGAGAACGCAGTGGGGTTATTGATAATAACATTCGCCCCACGCTGCATTTCTCGCATTTTGACGTAGTTTTTATACAGCCCTTTGAACGTCTTTACGCCCACCTCCGCCGCCTGTTGAGCCATTTGCTCAATTTTCAGATTGTGCATGAAAGGGTCGTTTTTGTAATCGTATATCGCTTCGTATGGCTTCTCTGTGTAGAGGAAATCGTCTTTTGTATACTTTACAGCAACGGCGTTTTTCACCGCTTCTGCGTCGCTCATGTCGATATCAAAATGCTTTTCCTCGTTCGCATCAACGTCAATGATATCATCAGAATGGCGTTCCCTCATCATTCAACACCTCCTCAAAGTCGGAAAGGTCACCGCCTAGCTCTTGCGGGGGTGCTGCTTCTGCGGTAGGCTGTACAAAAACGGCTTCGCACACAAGATGTACGTCAACTTTTTCTTCGCCGTCTTTGCTGGTATATGGCTTCTTCTCCACCTTGCCCACGCAAAGCACTACGTCAAACTTTTTCAGCGCCTTTGTGGCTCTTGCTACAGAGTGCCAGCACTGACAGTTCACCCATACGGCTTCACCACGCTCACCTTGCACCTTTGGCTGACGTTCGCCCACTTTTACTGAAAACTTGGTGAGCGACGAGTTATTGCCGCCCACCTGTTTGTATTCTGCGTCCTTTGCGAGAAAACCACTGATGATAACAGAGCCGTCGGGTAATCTTGCCCGCATTAAAGCACCTGCTCTTTCTCGGTCTGGAGCTGGTCAATTTCTGCTGAGATATCTGTAGATATCTTCTCATACTCAAACCACTCAGAAACCTTTGTGTTCTTATCCTTGAGTGAATTGAAAATGCCGATATAGTCGGTGAGATCTTCGGCTGTCATAGTGTCAAGACCTCTGCCAAGACGTTTTTCTATCATATCCTGTGTAACACCCAGCTTTTCAAACTCGACCACCATTTTTCTTACACGGTCCGTAAGAGGGATATTATTCTTGCCTGCAAGAGTTTTTCTGCATTCGGCGACTGCCTCTTCCACAAAGTCCGCAGGAAGTACCGCAAGTATCCTTGCTCTGAGCCTGCGGCCTGCCATATTGGCGTTATTCTCATAGATATCACGCAAACTCGTGAGGGTCTTTATCTTGCCTCTGACTTCCTTTGCGTGTGGGTTCGTGAAATTCTGCACCGACATTGTGTTCGTCTCCAAGTCCCAAGCATACGCCTGCATTTCTGACTTGCCGTTGTCCTGAGAAAGCTCCTTGATACCGAAGTCGATATTGCCCCAGCACCTTGCAAGTTCTTCGGCAAGTCTGATAGTTGGTCCTGACACAGTTTCTCCGCCTCTTGGATAGCTGTAAAATGCCTTGTTTGCAAGCCCTGTACGCTGACAAGCTTTCTTCATATTGGCAAAAGCCTGTATCTCGTTGCGTGGAAATCTCTTTGCGATAACAAGCTTACCCTGTGCTTCTGCAATGGCTCTGCTTGCTTCGATTGCGACTGTACCCTGATTGATGTTGTCAAGGGGCATAGTGCTGTTCTGCGGTACTTCCGGTGTTACTGTTACTGCGTTTGTTATTTCGTCCATTGTTTTGTCCTCCTATTCGTATTCTCTTGCCAGCCAACCTGGCAAACTTATGGCGTTCAAATCGCCGTTTTTGCCGTTGTAGCTGTACCAGTTACCTGTTTTAAGGCACTCCTTGAGAGTGTAAAGATAGTCGTTAAGGTCTTTTGTGCCTTTCTGTATGATAAAACTGTCGGCTTCAAGGACGTTGCAGGCATATGGTGGGGTCTTTTCCACAGCGATAAAAACAAATCTATGAGGTTTGCCCTCAATTTCTGACACACCCTGCGTGTACATAGCCGCCTGCAAGTCATAGCCATATTTAAGACAACTGTGCATAAAACTGTCTGTATCGGCATTCTCAGTAGTTTTAAGGTCTACAATGACAGACGTTGACTTAAGGTCTGTTCGGCAATCGGGGCGGCATTTGAGTTTAAGCCCCGTGAGCTTGTCCGTCCAGAAGTATGATTTTTCATGTTCACCGCCGTTAAGCAAAGCGGCAGCATACTTGTTTGACATCACACTTTCAGCCATTGCCTGTATCTGTGCAAAAGTGTCCTCGCTTATGGGTATCTTACCGCTTGCTTCTATCTGAGCCGCAAGAGCCTTGCCCTCTTTGGTGCGCCTGTCAAGCTTCGGAGCGACTATGTACTCGCTGTCGAACTTGTCCTTTTCAAGGACATAAGCATGAAAGGCTGTACCGAAAGCAAGCGCAGGGGTCTCTACTTCGGGATTTTCAAGAGCATACTTGAAGTGTGCAGGCGACTTTGACAGCTTGAAAAGTTGTGAACGGCTGAACGCTCCGTCATTGCGGTAATCTTCCGCAGACATTTGTTTTTTCATTCGTCATAGTCCTCCTCGTCATATTCAACCCCTGCCAGCGTGGCAAGTTCATAGATTGAAATATCGTCGTTTTGGTTGATTTCTTCAATCAAAATTTCACGGAAACAGTCCTTGCAGTAGTCCTTGCCCTCGTAGCAGAAAACATTTTCATTCGCAAGGTCTAACTGTTCTCTGCATTTGTCGCATTCGACCACTGTGTAATCACGGTCTCTGCCACAGCATCTGCACCCGTCAGGACAGCCGACGCAATCATTAGCCGTATAACGCATTTGGAACACCGCCTTTGTGCTTGAAAAATGCAATATTTTTGTACACGAAATACGATTCAGTTTTGGTTTCCAACACCTCAGCACCGACTTCTTTTGCTACGGCATGAATGTCAGGTGGAAATATCTGAACGCCCAATATCATTCTGCCAGGTGTCCACACGCCACCTGTCATTATGGGATAGACGCCGTCGGTAGCAGTATTGTATACCTGCGTCTCTTTCATTTTTTGTTCCATGTCCGCCATGTCAACCATAGCGTCAAGCCTTTCTTTTACTGTCATGTTTTCGACCTCTCCTTTCCAATATTGTTGGCTCTGCCAGCTTGAAATCTCTGCAAGGATAACGCCTACTACTTTCTAGGCAACTTTTCAGGTGCTTGCAGTCAAGGCAAGAGTAGTTAGTCACTATGCCCACCTCTCAGCCTCTCGATATTTTTCTTTAAAGCTACGATATATCCCGTCAGATACTCGTTCGGGTAATCATCAAGGGCTATTTCTGATATTGCCTCTAGCTCCTCTTGACAAATGTTAAGAAGTGTGCTATCGTTAAGGTGTATGTTATCGGTATCTTCTTTTACAGATACCTCCGAGCTTGTGCCTGTTGCCGCAGGTGCAGGCTCGGTTTTCATGTATTCGAGAATATGATTCATGAAACCAGTAATGCAATTATCCGTACCCATAAGTGGGCATGGTCCACAGTTGTCTACTATACAGCATTTAGCCACAGTAATTATCTCATTTTTCGTCATCTTTATCCTCCTTTCCAATAGGTCTTACGCTCATATACTGCCTACCGTCATAGTCCATCTTCTTCACAGGTTCAAGCCCCTTATCCCTCAGCGACCTTGCGGCATCGCCAAGCCCTCTGTCGAAGTCTTCACGGGTCTTGTAAAATGCACATCTGCGGCAGTAGTCCTTCGTTGGCGTTACTGTCAGCGCACCACACTCGTCAGACTTGACATTTGAATGGAACACGCAAAGGCTTACCGCTCCACTGCCGTTGTCAAGGGGGCTTGTCCCTTTTAAAGACCTCTCTCATCACTATCATCGTTTTCGTCCTCCTCAATCTTTCCCCATTGTTCAGCCATTGCAAAAGCAATACCTTTAAACGTTTTGCTCCTTACCTTAGCACGATCTTTGCCAGAATGACGTGTTTCTTCCCATGTGCGTGATTTACCATTAGAATATCGTCCAAACAGCTTGCCATTATCAGGCTTGTCCCCTGTATATGTTGGTCGTAGGACAGGCAGCCCCTTTAGCCATAAACACGTCGCCTTTGTGACAAACTGTTCTGAGTCTTCCGGTCCGTTTGAAAACATATATGGGTGAATTATTTGATCTGCCTTTCTGAATACAGTATTCATACGCCCTATAGGATTTTCCACTGCAATTTTCGGTGCGTTCGCCGACACAATCTGCATAAAAAATACTATTGATTCTTCACGGTGTTTCATACGCTCGACCACCTTTTCAGCAGGTGTGCATTTCAAACTATAGTGGCGTGTAGCCACGTTGGTCAGGTATGTACACGGTGGGTGTGCGATAATCATATCCCATGTTTCAACAGTATGCTGCTTGCCGTCACAGGTGAAGAAATCGGTATTGCCATTGATAATATCCAAAACATCATTGCATATATGCCATTCAGGGTGACCGCCTGAACACATCTGAATATCGCAGCTGTATGCTTCGTGCCCTTTCGCACGGAATGCCTTGCAGACCTCTTGTGATTCTTCACAGGCTATCAGAACTTTCATTGTTCTTATCCTCCTCGTTTTCAAAACGTTTCTCCCAGTGCCTATCAGCCACGCTCAGCACAAGATACATCACTACATCTATCCCTGCAAGCACGGCTACTGTTATCAGCAGTATCAACGCCATTTTACCACTTTCCTTTCATTTCAACTTCGACCTTGACCACGGGTCTGCCTGCTTCTCTCACTGCACGCTTTATGCTCTCCTCTGCTTCCTCGTAGGCATTTTCTTTTACGCTTACATACCACCTGTACGCTACATACATTGCAAGCACCACCAAGAGCGCTACCGCTGCGGCACATCTGATTATCTCTAGTACGGCTATCATTTTCTCACGTCCTTTCAGATCTCTCTGCTATCCACTGGTCGAGCAGAGTTGAGTATATCTCGTACACATATTCGTTAAGCTTAATGGCGCACCCAAAAGGATACACGCCCTGTCTGAGCCCTGCGTTCAGCCTGTTCACATTTGTGTTGAAGCCTGCGGCTTTCAGCCGTTCCACCGCTTCTACCGATGATATTACTCTGAGCATTTAGTCCACCTCCTCGATAGTCAAAACATTCTCATGAGGACAAATAACACTTGCCTTTTTCAGAGCCTCGTACTGACTCTTTGCTGCTACTGTGAACACCCTTTTATAATGATACTGGTCTATCGTCGTTACCTTGTACAGTTTCATTGCTTTGTCCCTCCTCTTTGTGTTTTCTGTCATTTCTGCTTCCAGCGAACATATCCTGCAAACATTGCTAGTTATCATGAGAGACAACGGAATTGTGTTGTCAAGCCCTATTAGCATACATAAACCGAATGCAAGCGGACTTGCTAGGCACAACGCAATACCAAGATAGTACGCTATCTTTTTCAAATTCAACGTTTGCCCTCCTCATATTGTGACCTTGTTACAATCAGCTCTCCGTCAAGAGTCCAATACTGAATGACCTCTCTACAGGGGTCATCTTCTGTTCCTGCACCTTTCAAGGCTCTTGTTACGATCACCTGCTCAACCCTAGCACTGTCACACCCTCTTGGAATAGCAGTAATTTTCTGTTCCACTTTCTCACACCTCATTTTCTGTCCGTTCAATCGGACTGTTAGCTGTTGACATTTTCAGCGTTCTGAGTATAATTAATGTCAAGGACTTCATTGATAGCCGTTTCTATCTTGGTAGACTTTATCTCGCCTGTCATTATCTTATACAGATTAGATGTGTCGAGATAAGTTTCAGGAAGAAGCTTCTTGACTTCCTCAATGAGCCACTTCTGTGTCTTGTTGAGCTTAACAAGACGTACCTTGACTTCCACGCCGTACTCTGACAGTGGTCTTTTACGTTCACTAATAATTAACACCACCTTTGCACAATATTTAAAAATACAGTTGGTTATAGTATTGACTTTTACGGAAAAATGTAATACAATGTAGTTGTAAGATAATTTATTACGTTCTTCCGTACTGTCTATGTTTGTATTATATTACGTTTCTCCGTAAATGTCAATAGCTAAGTTGAAATTAATTACGGAATATCGTAAGATTGTACGGTTGCACAAAAATTGAGGTGTAACTATGTCAGAATTGTACATAAGGATTGAAAATCTGTGCAAGGAACATAAAATTTCAATAACTGCAATGTGTAAAGAAGCTATGGTGAGCAGAGGTTCTATTACAGACTTAAAGCAAGGTAGAAGCAAAACTCTTTCTTCTGAGGCTATTTCAAAGATAGCGAAGCTTTTTGATGTTTCAACAGACTATCTTATGACAGGCAATGAAGCTGAGCCGCAAAGCTCAGATATGGACGATAACATCAAGTTCGCCCTATGGGGAACAGCCGACGTTGACGACGATGTGCTTGAGGACGTGAAGCATTACGCTCAGATCGCACGTCAGATGAGAGAGGATAAGAAAAATAAAGAATAGAGGCGGTATATATGGATAGTGCTGAACTGCGCAGTTTTGCGGAGGACAGGGACATTATAGTGATTGACGGAAAATTAAGAAATGAACAAAAGTCCATATCCATTAGTGATAGAGGGCAATGTGCGATAGTGGTAGACCCTAAGAAGATCACCACAAGTGCAGAAGAAACTGTTATAATGGCTCACGAGCTGGGGCATTGTGAAACAGGTGCATTTTATAACGAAAGAACGCTTGAGCTTCGTTCACGAATGGAGTTTCGTGCGGATAAATGGGCAATAAAAAAGCTCGTCACAGAGGACGAGCTGATAGAAGCATTTGAAAATGGTATCCTTGAAATATGGGAGCTTGCCGAGTTCTTCGGTGTCACCGAAGATTTTATGGTCAAGGTTTGTGAATTGTATGGATATTATAACAGGGTGATATAAAAAAGTCCCCGTCAGTACCGCAAATACTGACAGGGACAGCACACAGAATTTTCTCCTGCATGGTTACAAATACATTATATCACCAATTTAAGACAATGTAAATGATTTCATAAATTGTTTACAAATGTCGGAAATTATTGAATTACAAGGAGGAAGTTTTTTATGAAGAAGTTTATAGCTGGAGTAATTGCATTATCGCTCGTTTGCGGAATGTCCGCTTGTGGAAGTGGTGACAGCTCATCTTCAAGTGAAAACACTACTGAAACAACTACCACTACTACAACATCAGAGGAAACCACAACGACGACAACCACAGCGGAGACTACGACTACGACGGAAGAAACGACAACAACGACGGAAAAGCCTACCACAACAACGACTACTACGACCACTAAAGCTACTACCACCACTACAACAACTACTGCTGAAGAACCCAAAGATCAAGTTTTGTTTGATAATAACGGAATTAAGATTACCTTTACTGGTATGGATTATACAAGCAGTATATTTGGTCCAGAAATCAAAGTACTGATTGAAAATAGCACGAGCACAAATTATACAGTTCAGGTTCGTGATTTTTCTGCGAACGGCTTTATGGTTGATACAACAATGTCTGCGGATGTCAATGCAGGTAAAAAAGCAAATGATTCAATAGGAATTAATAGTTGGTCATTAGAGGAAAATTCTATATCCGAAGACGATATGCAAACTTTTGAATTCAGTTTTCATATCTTTAATTCCGATGATTGGTCTGACGGCTTTGATACTGAAACTATAATTATACAGCTTTAAAATAAAAAAATCCCCTGAGTGCCGCAAACACTCAGAGGACGGTGAGCCGATATTGACAGTATCAGCTCAGAAAATTCACACCCAACAACCACGAAAGGGCGAATTTTGCCCTTTTATTGTAGCACACTTTCGAGGAAGTGTCAAGAATAGGAGGAATATATGCTATGTAAAAAATGCCGTAAGGAAATTCCTGACGGCTCTATTTATTGCAACTACTGCGGCAAGAAGCAGGAAACTACCAAAAGAAAAACACGCCGCAGAGCAAGAGGAACAGGCACGATAAGATTTGACCAAAGAAACGGACTGCGCCACTATCTTGCTTATGCCCCTAAAACCATATCGGGAGCAGGGGGAAGATATCTTGGCGCATACGAAACACGAACGCAGGCTCAGGGTGCTATCGACAAATATTTCAACAGCACACAAATTCCATATGGTACTCTGACAGTTGCTCAGGTTTACCAAAAATGGAGTGAAAAGCACTTTGAAAACCTCACCAAAAGCGGCGAGCAGGGCTACAAGACGGCTTGGAGATATCTTGACAGTATCGCAGGCAGAAAGATAGCAGACCTTAAAACAGCAGATTACCAGCGCTGTATAGATGACTGTGCAAAAGCTTTCAGCCGCTCACAGTGTGCGAAAATCAAGCAGCTATGTTCTCAGCTCTGCAAGTACGCAGAACAAAATGATATTATCGACAAGAACTATGCAAGCTTTATCGTCCTGCCAAAAGAAGTCAAGAAAGAACGCCGTATCTTCACGAGTGAAGAACGTGATAAACTATGGGCGCATTCCTCTGACAGATCCGTTCAGGTCATACTGTTCATGATATATACAGGATTTCGCATTGGTGAGGTTTTCAGTATACAGAAAGAGAACGTACATCTTGACGAGGGTTACATAATCGGCGGTATCAAGACTGAAGCTGGAAAGGACAGAATAGTTCCTCTGCCGCCGCAGATACCTGAAATAAAAAGCTTTGTCGAAAGCTGGTATAACGAAAGCCAGACGCAGTTCTTACTTAATGGCGACACAAATAATTTTCGCAAGCGCAATTTCTATCCTGCACTTGCTGAATGCGGCATAATTCCACCGCCTACTGTTACAAAACAGAAAAGCGGCAGGAACACTGAAAAGTATGACACAGAGATAACGCCACACTGCTGCCGTCACACTTTCGCCACCCTTTCAGCGGACTGCGGTATGCAGCCTGAGAAGCTTCAAAAAATCATTGGTCATGCCAAGTATGAAACGACCGCTGACATATATAATCACTCAGGTCAGAACTGGGCAGAGCTGTCCAACGAGATGAAAAAGCTGGTAAAATAGCACGAGCAATCACACAAAATAAGGGTTGTATTAGTGTTGTAATCAAGCGCAAAGCTAGGAAAATAGAGCTTTCTTGATTACTTGGTAAGGACGAGGTCACCGGTTCAAGCCCGGTTAGCAGCTCCAGCAAAACAGCTATTAAATTGCGTAAATGCGTGGTTTGATAGCTGTTTTTGTTTTGTGTGATGTTTTGTGATATGCTGTGAATTTTTGCGATAGGGTTGTGTTTAGGGTTGTGTTGAAACTTGCGGTCGCTTGGATTTCAGCAAGCAAAAAAAACAGCCGCCTCAGACCCATAAAAAGTCCGAGACGGCTGTTTTAATTGTTGCAGAAGTATGTTGTCAGCACACACACTGTCTATCTTATTTTTTTACCCTATCGTCATCAATCCAGATACGGAACGCCTTCATGCCATACTGTTTAGCATAGAGTCTGCGTCCATCTTTCGACGTAATATACGCCGTGAAAATGTACATAGACATTCCCCCTTTGCAAAAAAGTTTATAAAACCCCTTGCAAACTCGAAAGAACTATGATATAATGTAATTGTTGAGAATACATTGCTGACAAACACAGTTTCGATAGCAAGTGGTATGAAAAGTCAAGTTGCGAGCTTGGCTTTTTTTGCTTTACATAGAGCAATTTCCGCTGCCTGATAAGACGTGCCAAATTCTTTTGAAATTTCTGACGGTGTCAGCGTGTATATCAGATGATCCGGCATAAGCAATTTACTTGCAAATGTGTTAGCCTGCCATTCTGGATCACAATATGTAACAACACGTCCGCCGTCACTCCTACACAACTGCACACCTGAACTATGAAGAACATAATGCCCTAGCTCGTGTGCCAACGTAAACCTGTCACGTCCACTACCATTTAACGCTCTATCATAAACATCTTCACGGACGACAATACTGTTTGCCACGTTATCAAAATATGCGTATGTATCGGGCATCTCATTTTTAGCAACATATAAATACGAAAATTTTGGGTCTATTTCAGGCAACACAGTTTCTATGAACTCAACAATCGGAAAATATGTACGATCGTATAAGTTGAGTTTTCTGCGAAGTCTGTTGGTCAAATGTAAAATGTCATCTGTGCTCATCGGTTTTGCGATGAATTGACTCAATACTGATCACCTCTTACTATCAAGAATTTTAATTAAACTGTTAATCTCATCACTTGTAAGCGAGTCAATCTTCCGTGCAAAGATAAGTCCCAAATTTGTTTGCTCGGTCGAATACCCTGCTGTGCTAATTGAGATTTCGTTTACGCTCCGGAAATAAGCTTCCTTAAGCTCTATTGCCTTTTCCGAATCCAAATCATAAGCGTTTATGATCTTACCCACTAAATCTTCGGTTGGCCGTTTCTTGCCATTTTCAACAGCAGACAAGTAGGCTGATGTAACTCCAACTTTACCAGCCATATCCTTAAGTAGGAGACCATTGTCAATACGATATCTTCTGAGAAATTTGCCGATTTCTGTCAACATCTTTTACGCCCTCCCTTCGATGATACTATTATAACACATCAATTTAACTTTGTCAAGTGATTTTTCAAAAAAGTTTTCCTGAATTGTTGATGTTGTTTTAATCAGCAGTTATCAGAAATAGAACATAGTGCTTTGGTGCTTCATAACAAAATCAGCCGACAAGGAATAATCCCTGTCGGCTGTCTTACTGTCTACTTTATCTTCTTTGTAATCTCGTCGCTGAGCTTCTTGATGAAGTTCACGCCTGCGATACCGTTCTCATAATATCCCCACTTTTTCAGCAGGGTATTAACTGCCTTTGCAGTACCTTTTCCGTATGTACCGTTCTTGTCCATGCCCACACTGTGAAGCTTGACCGCCTTTGCAAGAAGCAGCAGTTCCTTGAGTGCAAGCACACCGTTTGTTTTGTTGCCCTGCTTGTAGCCTGTCTTGTCAAGCACTTTCGCACTTATCTTGCTCTGGTTCTTTGGTCTCAGGAAGCCTGCAATGTGGTCGTAAGTATGCTTGACCTTAGTGCAAGCTTTTCCGCTCCAGTTTTGGTCATACGAATAAAAATAACTCGTGTTGCCCTCACCGGTGCAGATTGCTATGTGACCCCAGCCGCCATTCAACGTGCCTGACCATATCGCTACATCGCCCTTTTTCGGCACGAAACTTGGTGTGTTCTTTACCTTTGTGAAATTTGCTTTCAGCCAAGTGTTCTTATCGAATAAATCCCAAAAATGGTGAGCGTCATACCAGAAATTCTTGATACCTGAGCCGAAGACCTCGTTGAAATATGCCGTTGCAAGGTCTACACACTGTTTGCCTGCTGCGCCGTCATAGTTAACAGCTACGCCATTGTGCTTCTTGATAAACTCATCATATGTCATTTTCTATTCCTCACTTTCGTTTGTATCCACTTTGCTTTCAACTGTGATTTTAAGCTTGTGTACTATCTTCACCAAGAATGACGGCAATGGTATACCTATCACCGCAAGATTTTCCAAGATAGAAATACACTCGTTGATGATAAACCATATCGTTACGATAAGACCGAAGTAAAAGCTGACGTTTACCTCAATGCCTATCTGTGAAAGTCCTGAGATAAAGAGCCAATCAAGTACGCCTGACACCGCCACCACAAATATGTAGCCGACCTTTTTAAAAAGCCCTTTAAGACCGACACGGCTTGACAGCTCGCCCCTATTCCATGCTTTCCACATTCCTGTAATGTAGTCAATGATCATCACAAGTACCAGAATGACTATAGGTATCGCCATAACACGGAAATACGCTGACAGCCCTGCGGCTATTGCTGATATTATTATTTTTGTTGTGTTTTCTTTCATTACTGCTCCTCACTTTCATATTTCTGTCCTGTGATTTTCTCATACTGCTCAGGGGTTATTTTTCCCCTGTCGGCAAAATCCTTGACCTGCTCAGCAGTGTACAAACCTAAATCATACAACCTCTTGACTTTTCTATACATCTTCCTCTTCCTCTCCAATTAGAGTATCAGTCATCAGTGCAGTATATAGCACCTGAGCTTCCAACTCATCAACCTTTGTAGCCTTCTTTGGTTGGAAGTCTTCTTGTGATAATCCTAACTTCTCAACCATCTTTTTCTGCAACTCTGTCATGTTGTACCTCCTACTTCTGATAGTTTCACGATGTATTCCTCTTCTGACGGCACTGGTATGCGATAACTGTCACCATTGCTTTTTTTGATCGTTACGCTACCCAGTGCTTCGACCTCCATGTTTCGCAGGAAGTCATCAGGCAGTATCGAGGATATATCTGTTACTATAGGGTTTGCTAGTTCGTAGTATAGGATAACGCCCTGCATTGCCTGTTTGAATGCGGTGGCATCGGTGTAGGACGTATCGTTGACATGTACACATCCGTCAACGTTTGCATTAGTCGTTATGCCTGTTACATTGGTTTTGCCCCAAAGCTCATTTTGCGTTTTGGCTGGATATTTTGAACAGAGAATGTTTGGTGCAATATCGTAATTTTTGGTTAACTTCTGTCCTTTTAGTTGAAACGTCTCAAACGACACACTATCACCGACACGCCAACTTAGCGTCCCCAAATCAACGCTGCTCACGCACTGAACGTATCGTTTATTCTCATAATCAACGTAGTTTCGTGCCGTTCCTGCACTCCAGCCGTAGCCAGGCAGTGCCTTGATAGCGTCGGGGATTGGGTACCCAGTCTGATAATATGGGGAATAATCGGTAGCGATATCACCATTTTCTAGCTGAACGTCATAAACCATAAGCATTATGGTGCACAGTGACACAAAATCAGTAGTTGCTACGAACGTAGCTACTGCCTGATATTCTGCGTTTGCCGCATAACCTACTTCTGATTTTATCAGCGAACTATCATGTGCGTATGATGTGTTTTTTCCTTTCTGTAGTGACCAACGCAAACCGCCTTGATTAGCTCCACTTGATTTTACTTTGAATGACAGCGTATATTTACTGCCGACAACAGTCGGAATATTTAAGACAGTTGTCAATAATTGTTTCGTGTAAATAACACCATTTTCAATCTTGCTTACATTCGCCCCATGATAGGTTTTGTCAGTATAGTCAAACAAATTCTTTCCCTGCTCCACGACCTCTTCCGTGCCTGCACTAACAATCTCACCGTCAATGACCTCAGAATGACCACCTATTGACTTCACCGACATCAGCTTTGCCCCTGTAGGAATAGTCTTGGCATATGCCGTATCGCTGTCAGTTTCAAACTGGTGTGTTATGCCGTTGCCCAAGTCATACAGTGCATTTACCCTGCGTTGCAACTCTTTGTCCGTTAGTTTCACGTTAGCTATCTCAGCAGTATTCTCAGCAATTTTTCCAACAGCGGTAGTGTAGTCCTCAGGCAAACTGTCAGCTATGGATTGTGCTGTCTGCGCAGCGGTTTCAGCGGTTTTGCGGTCCTCTGCGACCTTAGCGGCGTTTTCTGCCACATTAGCCTTGTCAGCCGTGACTTGTTCTGCCAACGTCTGCACTGCCTGTCTGTCTGCCACAGTGCTGTCAGCGCAGTTTTTTTCGGGTTTTGCATAACCAGCCGTTATAGTCTTATCAGCCTCAGTCTGCTGTGCTGATGCAGATGCCTGGGCTGCGGATATCTTAGCGGCGTTCTGTGCTGTGACCGCCTCAGCACGGGCGTTTTCTGCACCCTGCATGGCAGTGTCTGCCTGCGTTGCGGACGTTTCTGCCGCTGTCTTTGCGGTTTCAGCACGGCTTGCCGCCTGCGTTGCCGTGTCTGCTGATTTCTCTGCAGCTGTGGCAGATTTTTTTGCGTTTTCAGCCGCCTGCATAGCCGTGCTAGCTGCATTCTCAGCCCTTTCCACGTCAGCTTCGACCTGTTCACCGATTGCCGATATCCTATCCAGTGCGTCAGCTGCCACACTTGGTGACGGCACGGCATTATCACCTATAGCCGCACCTATTCTCAGACGAAAAATTCGTGATTTTTTCACCAATATGTATTCGTTACCTGACAGCTTCTTTGCACATATCTGACACGATACTGTCTGCGCCGAACGCAAGATATCAGCCGTAGGTGTCCACTGTCCGCCTGTGATATCGACCTCATAGATAGTGCCGTCGCCGTAGTCGATAGTCAACACATAGCGGTCTGCACCGTCTACTGCCAGCCCTTCGACCGACACGGGTCTTGCATTCGTTTCACCGACGTAACCCAGTAGGGCTGTGCTTAGGGCTACGTCATACTCTGTGTTTAGTGTTATTGTCAATTTAATCACCCCTCTTTACTCTATTGCAATGTAATCCACATAGTATGTTCCTGTTGGCACGGTTCCTGTTGCCCCAGCTCCCATGCAGACACTCAGATAGTATGACGTTCCTGACCCATAGACGTGGGTGCAGTAGTTCTGATATGGTGTTGGTGCACCTGTCTGCCGTAGCGTTGCTATTACCTGTTTAGGTGCAAAGGTCAGTCCAAGTGGTATCTGCATCAGTGGATTCGCTTTCGTCATCTTGTATTCCACAGTGCCATAGTGTATCTTGCCGGCTCGGCTCAGTATCTCATCGATTTCCTCCCCGGCGTGTTGCATCGGATAATCGTTTTCGGTGATATCCTGCGCCAATGTCAAATTTTCATCAGCCATTATCTCGCCCCCCTTAAAGCTGTTCTTCTACCGACAAACCTACCGCCGAAATATCAGCACTCAGTCCGCCGTCAAAGTTAAAACCAAGATTTGTTATCGGTATATCATAATTGTCTGTGCCGTTGGTGTAGGTCACCACGTCACCTATGTCGAAACGTGGGTCACCAAGTCTGTGATACAATTCTGTTGTATACCACGAAAATCCACCTATCCTGCGCCACAGAGATTGCAAAAGTGACTCTGTCATGTACGGATTTTCAAACTCCAAAACTCTACCCTGTGTTGTGTCCGTCACGCCAAGCGACAACGTTTCATCATCACTCACTTTGCAGATAATGCCCACGATAACGTTTTGTCGTTCGCTAAGAGTAGGCAGATCTATTGTGTTGTTATCCAATGTTTTCACACTCTTGCCATACCACTTTCGGACGTACTTTCCGTACCTGTCAACATACCCAAACTCGCCCTGAGCAGAAGCCAGATAGGACAACATTTGGCGCATGGTCACGTCCTTTGGCAATGAGCTGACCTTGAAGTAAAAGTATTTTGAGTACAGCACCTTACCGTTCTTATCTATCAACCTTCTGCCGTTCTTGTCACGCAGCAGTCGCACCTCTGTATAGTCATTGCCGTTTTGCAAACCAAGCTGTCTGCATATGTCGTCTTCAACGGATCTATTCCAGTTCGGCATAGGTATGTGAGGTACATACGGTTTGTCCGAGAAGTACAGCCTATCCGCCATTGTCAGCTGAACACTGCCGCCCGACTTTTTCGACTTCACGCAGGTGAAACGTCCCATTGGTATCTTTTCGTCTGAAAGTATGCCGCTAGTTTCGTAGTCTACGAGATACAGATATGTGTCATACTCTTTGCCGAGAAATTTCGTATCAACATCATTGATATTTATGTTCCACGATTGTGAGCATATCGCACCTAGTTCTATATCGTCGGAAATAGATGTGCTTTGAGCTGTACTGCTTGCAGATACTATCTTGTCGCCTGTAAGTATGCTGTTTGTGTCTTCAAGCTCCATTCTCCACGTTCTGCAATAGCTCTCTATCTTTGATGATACAATGTCGCTTACTGTGTACATTTATGTCACCTCACCTGTACCGGAATAGGCATAAAGGTCAAGGGAAAGCACCTTGCAAAGCTGTCTTTTCTTATCCCAACCCCACTGCTCGTATGTTGTACCCTCTGCCCTAAAACGTGCCGTGACCATGTTGAACGTTTCATCAAGGTAGGTAACAGGAAAATCAGCGTCCTGCACATTCAGAACATACTCGTTTATAATTGCTACTTCCTGCGGTTTAAGATTTGCCCACTCTATGTGAAGCGTGGTCTGTAGCCCCTTTACGTCACCCACATATTTGCAGGTCGAGGAAAGCCCTGCATTATCGGACATTATTTTTTTCTTATCTATTGTGAACGTTGTCGGCACAGCTATTTCAGTATCACCGAATTTCAGATATTCCATTGCATACCTCCTATACAAGCGGTGACTTGCCGTTAAGCTTTGTCAGCGAGTTTATATCTTCTACCACAGCCTTGCCAACGGCTCGCTTGTCTATCTCCACAGTTACATTGATAGGCTGTTTGGTGCTTTTGCCGTCAACAGAGGCATACTCTGCAAGGGCGTTGAGTATAGCCGACCGCATACCCATGTTTGACATATCAGGCACAGTTTGTGTAGCTGTCTGCTCTCTCAGTGAAGATACATCTATCCTGCTGTCAACATTGCTTGCACTTTGTATCGCAGATCTTACCATATTCTCAGACGCCTGCACCGCAAGATATGTTTCATCAGCCACACCAAGAGCATATCCCTCTCCCACATATCCGCCAAGTGTACGGAAAACTCTTGACGGCGAATGTGAATCCTGAGCAAGCCTTGCGGCGGTTATGCCGTTTCGTATCATTTCACTTACTGTGGCATTTACTATGGGCATTCTGCCTTTTATTCCGTCTGCATAGCCGTCTGCGGCGTACTGTCCTAGTACTTCATACGCCGTCCGCATACTGTAGTAGTTTTGTGACGGCAGGTCAACAAGGTCTGCAAGGAGCTTTGCAGAAGAATCTTTCATCTTGCTCATACTTCTGTCAACGTAGTCATTCATTTCGTCAAAAATGCCCTTGCTCTTGGCAGAGTATTTCTTGAGTTCCTTATCTGACATATCAACAAACGCCTTTGCGTATCCTGCACCCTTTGGACCCATTTCTTCAAGATTATTGTAAAAGTCCTGTGAGATAATGCCGTCTGCGACCTTTTTCTTCAGCTTGGCGAGATTGTTCTCCCAATCGGTAAATCCGTTTATGTTATCGTCAAGATTTGCGATAAGCTGTTCGGCGGTCACATCTGACTTTCCGCAGAACTCGTCAAGAAGATCTATTTGGTCAAACACAAGGTCATGCTGTGTTTCATAGGCTTTCGCATATTTGTCGCATATATCATTTATCTGCGACAGCGTTTCTTCCGAGAGTTCTGCTATCGAGCCTGTTGTAAGAGCATAAGCGTCGGCAAATTCTTTCTGAGCGATGTTTGCTTCCTCTATGGACTGTCTTACAGAGGAAAGGTCATTGTTTGCTGTTGTAAGTGCACCGTGAGCGGTGTTGAGGGACAGTGCAAGTGCGTCAAAATCATCACCTGTCAAGCCGTCAGCCTTAGCCTGTTTGTACCTTTCCAAAGCCTCGTCATACTCGCTCTGAGCCGCCGCTTGGTTTCTCAGAGCCTCCGCAAGCTTATCCTGCAAGTCCTTTGTATCCTGCATATCCGCATAAGCGTCAAGCATATCGCTTACTGCGGCTGTGTTGTTTTTCAAGCCGCCTGTCTGATCATCTATGGTCAGATTAAGGCCCTCTATATCGCCGTTGAGCTGATCTATAATGGATTGCATTTCGGCTTTTTCATCAGCACTTTTATTTTCAGTTTCATTCAGCTCTTTGAGCCTGTCATTGAGTGCACGATAAGAGTCAGCCTGCTTTTTATTACTGTCTGTGCTGTCGGCAAGCTCCTCGTGAAGACTTTCAACGGCACTTTTGGTGGAAAGACATTTGTCCGAAAACTGTTTGACGCTCTCGGACAAATTCACTATACTGCTTTCTGTGACGTCTATCTCATTGGCAAAATGATTTATGATTGCACTGCCTATAAGTGCAACTCCTGCAGCGATACCTGCCGCAAGATTTTGAGTTATAGCCATTTCGGCATTCATGGCCGTTGCCATAGCCTTGCCTTGTATCATTTGCAGAGTAAGCCCCTCAAAGGACTTTGTGACCGCAGACACCTTTGACACCGCAATGAATGTCACAATTGCCGCTGTTATGGATTTAAGGGCGTTGTGAACACCCTCTATAACGCCCTCTATATTTTCTGCGTCAACGCCCATCTTCTCAAAAAGCTGACCAACTGCTGAATCAAATACCTTTGCTGTTTGAGATACAAAGCTCCTTGCAAGTCGCTTTACGTTATCGAAAAATGTTTCTGTCGAACCTATCAGGTCATTGAAAGCCTTGTCAGCATCACCACCTGATGTAAGCACACCAAGAAAGTTCTTGGCGGCAGCTTTCATACTTGCAAACGAGCCTGAAAAGGTGGTGCTTGCCTCTTTGGCTGTTGTGCCTGTGATATCAAGGTTTTGCTGAATTGTGTGGATAGCGTTGTATACGTCACTCAGATTATCAATGTTGTATTCAACTCCGCTGAGCTTCTGAGCGTCCTGCAAGAGCCGTTCCATTTCAGACTTTGTTCCACCGTAGCCAAGTTTGAGGTTGTCAAGCATTGTGTAGTTCTGCTTTGCGAAACCTTGATAAGCGTTTTGTATAGACTGCATATCCGAGCCGAATTTGTTGGCGTTGTCGGACATATCCACCATAGCAGTGTGAGCGACCTCAGCCGCCTTTTGAGTGTCACCGCCAAGAGATGAAAGCAACGACGCAGAAAAGCTCGTGACGTTCTCCATATACTCGTTTGCACTTACTCCTGCGGTCTTGTAGGCATCTTGTGCGTTCTTCTTGACGATATCAGCGTGCTTTTTAAAGAGCGTTTCAACACCGCCAAGGGATTGCTCAAGAGCCGCACCCTCAGTGAATGCAGAGGTGACTACCTTGCTTATAGCCGCTCCCACACCTGCCGCCGCTATAGCCTTTTTGAGTTTCGTTGCAAAGCTTTCGCCTGTTTTCTCGCCTGCGCTGTCGCCCTCGTCGGGCAGGTCTTTGAACAGGTCTTTTATTCTGCCTGTTATGCCCTCTGAGATAGGTATTATCTGCACATATGCGTCCGCAAGCTTAGTTCCTTCCGCCATTACGTTTCACCTCCTATCAGTTCTTGCCTTGCTTTTTCAAATTCTTCGATACTTGTAAATCCTCGTGTCTTGCTCTCACTGTCGCCTAAAAGCTTTGAAACAACAGTTTCGGGTATGTTCACACCTCTTGCCCCGTCTTTGGTTTTCGCCCATTGAAGCCATGCAAGCTTATCGTATATCATTGCGGCAAGCAAAGTGTCAATGGTGTATTTATCTCCGGAGAGGGACATTTTGCAACGGCTGTCCGGACGCAGACCCATAAAAAGTGTCGCTGCCATTTGAGCTGACAGCGACCTGTAATCGAAAACGTGATAGACCTCTGCAAAATCACAGACAAGAGATATCTCATCACGGCATATCATATGGGCAAGTCCGCAGACAGCCCTCAGGCGTTTTTTGACTTTTCACTTTCAGAGCCTTTGCCACCGAGTATATCGGCAAGCTCTATGAACATTTTGTTCTTTGACACACAGCCTGTATCAGGATCCTTGCAATGATTTTTGAGTTTGTCAAGCTGTCGCTTGTCAAGAAACTGTCTTGCCACCTTTACGATAGCGCCCACATTGCCTTCATCGACTTCCACGAGCGATTCAAGCAGTTCCCAACTGTCAAGAGCCTTATCTTCGACTTCATATTCAAAGCCGCTTTTTGTGATACCTTTAAGCATATGATCTTCCTCCTGTTACTCAGACTTCAAATGAATGTACTCATAGTGAGAATTGCCACTCTCGTCATTGACGGCAGTAAGCGTTATATTGTAACCCACAGCGTTTGTATCAACATACTTGACCTCGCCAAGTGATGTTACAGAAGCACACGGCACTACGATACGCTTTAAAGCTCCGCCTTTGAGTATAAGCTCGAATACATACACAGCTTCTTCGTCTGAGCCGCCGTTCACCGCCACTGTGATGTCATTACTCGCATTAGCAGTTACGTTATCAGAGCCGTAGACAGTTTTAAGGACCTCTTCACTTAGTCCTTCTATAAGGGTCAGCGTAAAGGTATCACTGCCTGCGTTCGTCATATTAAGCACTACATCTCCGCCCCATGCAGCTACCTTATTGCTTGAACGGTCATTGCCGTTTGACAGTCCGTCCTCTGAGCAGTAGCCAAGACACTTATACGCCTCTGTAAGAGCCGTTGTAGCATCTGTAGGCAGTGCAGTACCCTTTTTTGCACGATATACCGCACCGCCTATCTTAGGCTTGCCTGCGGTAACGTTGTTTGCATTATTGGTGTTTGCCATTGTTATCTCTCCTTTTAATCGTAAAATCGTATATCGAATACCGCCTGATAGCGGTATCGCTTTGTTTCCTCATCGGTGTAGTTGTAGTCGCTGTTCAGCTTGCAGGATATGACATCATCAAGTATCACAGTGTCACGCATAGCTGCCTTGACGGTGTGATTGAGCCTTGCCGCATCGTAAAGGCTG